TGTAGAAGACTGTCAGAGAGTAATTCTCTGTCTTCTTATCATTAGTCGGAAGTATTTTTAGATTGGTCGTCTAACGCCCAAAAGTCTGCCTTTCTTGTATGTTTCGATCGTAACAGCATTGCTCTGATTACCTCCAAGAACGTTTAAGTTCCCGTTAGCGTCATAGCTGTGGAAGAAGGCCACATGCCCTTTCCATGACTGTGGGGATTCCCTCCAAAAGATGATGACATCTCCTTTTTCAGCTTGATTTGGCATAACGGCGTCACCCCACTCTAGGTAGGATCTTGCATTTAGCTTCTTAGTTGATTTATAACCTGCTTCTTCTAAACAGGCACCAACAAAGGCTGCACACCAAGCGGTTTCATCATCTTTAACCCAAGAATGACCAACTTTTGCAAAGAACTCAACAATCTTTGGGTTATCATCTTCACCCGGAATTTCATGAGTGCCGATATAGCTCTCTGCAATTTTGTATACTTTGTTTTCAGGTTTTTTAAACATAGATGTTAGTTTAAGTGATGAGAATTTCATTATGTATTACTCCCTCCTTGACTGTAATGTTCGACCATTCTTTCGCCAGACCTACCAACAATATAACCACCAACACCGACTGTAAGTAGTGTCCATAGCTCTTCTGGTAAATCTAAAAGCAATTCAACACCAAATACAATTCCAAGAATAGGAAATACAAGGTAATTCATTGCGATAATGGCGACCACTACCATCATAAGTAATGGTCTCCAAGTAGACGTTAGCCAACTTGTTGAGTTAGCTTCGGCAAGAATAATCTGACCACGGATAGCCTCAATACTATCAGCATGTTCAAGTAAAGAAAGTCTTACTTCTCTGTCAATTTCAGCAGATCTGTCTGCGTCAGGGATGATTCTCTTTACTAATTCACTGATAATAGGAGCGAGCGTAGTAATTAACGCACTCATTTTATTTCTCCAATTCTGCTAATCTGTCTTTAAGTAGATTGATTTCTTCCTGTTGTTCCTTAATTGATTCAATTAAGAATGGAATAATCATGTTGTAATTTACAGACTTATAACCTTTGTTATCTTCTGATACTGCTTCTGGAATTACTGTTTCAATCTCTTGAGCAATAACACCAAATGAACTTTTTCCATTTATATCATAAGATTTACCTACAATATCCATAACAGTATCTAATGCATTATAAATAGGCTTGATGCTGGATTTTAACCTTCTGTCAGAAGTTGAGTTAAAATCTACGGCACTTACTGTGGCAGTTGCAGTTAAGGAACCTGTTACTGAAACACCAGAAGAAGACGTATTTAGCTTACTTGAACCTGCATAGTTGAGAGTCTGAGACGTATCAGTAAATACTGCTGCAGAGGTTAATCCACCAGCTACACCTTCTGTTTTGTTACTTCCTACCTGAATATTTAAACTGCCATTTGTAGTTGAATCAGTATTGACTACAATCCTAGCGGCGTTACCGGTTTGTTCAGGTGTTCCGTTTAGATGGTTAAAGGTTACATTAGCGTTGCCATAACCATCGTTATTGCTTAACGAAACACCGCCACTACCTTTACCTGCTTGAATTACACTATTACTTGCAATCGTGTAAGTTGAATTTATTGAGTTAACATCTAAACCGGGTGGTCCAGAGGCATATAGTGTAAATAAACTCTTCCAGCCGTTTCTGTAAATTTTAAGGACAGGATTCGTTCCACTTGTATCAAGCCAAAACTTACCTGTAATTAAGTCGTCTGTTGGTGCTGTGTTTCCAGAATGACAGCTATTAATTGCCGCAAGGGCGTCATTTAAATCTGAAGTATATGCAAGCCCTGTTTGGGATGCATTAATAGTTAAACTTGCTGTTGACATTTATTCTTCTCCTTACTGTCCAATAGCCTGCCAGTCAATGTCTCTTTGAACTCTTGATCCAGTGTTATAGTTATAAACAGAATAGCTAAATCCTGAGTTGTTTCTACTTGATATTAGAATTTCGTCTCCTTGAGAACCATTAATTACTTGAATACCAATTGTAGGATTATTTGTTCCACCGGGGCCTCCATAGAAAGGCGTATTAAAGGTGATATTTGTATCTGAAGAAGTGCTACTTGTAGACTCTCCGTACTTGATAATATCCTTTTTATCTACCTTAATTGAAAGTTCATCTAATAGTATCTGTGTATTTGCATCGTCAACTTCACCTTCAAATTTAAACCGTAAGGCTCTACATTTAAAGCTACTGATAGTCAGCAGATCATATTCTGTCCAAGTAGGACTCCCAGAAGGGTCATCTTGTGTAGTGGATACGTAAATATTTAAAGAAGCATTTTTGACAGTACCAGCAAAATTAGGAACAGCTGCTACGTTAGAGTAGCCAGCAACACTGTTAGTGACATCAATAACATTGCCAATAATGGAAGGTGTAATCCTTACAGATACGACCTCGCCCAGATCAATTACATCATTGAACAGATAAGACATTGAAAGTTCTTCGTTATCTAATACAAGTTGGCTATTAACAACAGAACAGTTTGTCTTAACACCACCGAAGTTAGAATCAGATTCATTCATAACGTCAACTTGATTAAAAGTTAAATCTTCGAATGTATTGATAAATACAGAGGAGTTGTCTGAGAAGTTTCCGGAGGAGTCCCTAAATTTAATAAAGAAAGTTCCCTTCATTAATGGGACAGTTTTGTTATCTGTGTTACCGGGTAAAGAGTTTACAAGGATGGACGCGGAGTCCCAAGAGGCTACTGAATCTTCTGCAATGTGATGTCGTATTTGAATAGAACCACCATAAAGAACATCAAGATCTGTAGATAGATTCCATGATAGATTGATTTGACCTTCATTTACGTTACCAGTTAATCCTGTAGGATCTGAAGGAATAGCAGAGAAACCAACAACTTGTTTTGTAATTATAGTTGAGTTACCTGCCACATCAAAGATACTATAAGGGGTTAGTCTAAAAGAGTATGCACCAATCTCTAAGTCTGGAATCTGAACAGAAGTTGTATTGTACGTACCAAGAGTTGAGTATTCGCTTTCTGTAGATAACTTTTTCTCAAGCTTATAGTAATAAGGCAATACATCAACGTTTGATACGTCCCAAGTAAAGTTTACTCTAGATTTAACACCAGATGCGTTGTTTGTCAGATAAAGCTCTTCTGTAGCTGAAAACGAATTAACACTGTCTGGTTTAAAGTTTAACTCTTGGTTAAGTAAGTAAACAAAGCTACTTTTATTACCAAATGGACTTACTGTTCTTATCTTAAAATCAAATACAGTATGAGCAGGAGCACCATCTAATAAAGGGATATTGACAGAATTAAACCGTGTATTTGTAAAATACTTGTAATTAGAGTCAATAGACCTTTTGTAATACACTTCGTAATTGTAAATATCTTCATAGTCTTCATCTGGGTGCTGCCAAGACAGAATTGCACAGATAGTTGGATTTGAATCTGTCGGATCTGATATTACTGGATCTGTGATGGAGTCTACAACTGTTACGTAATTTTGTCCATCTGGGTAAGCGATATCATCCGCTACATTCCATGCAAGAACATCAGGATCATAGAAATAAGCTGTAATTTCAACAGTAAAAGATTCACTGATCTTTGTTTCTTGAACTCTCATAATAACAGGTGTTGTGATACCAGCCTCTTCAAGAGTAATATCAATAAAATCTCCCGGCTCAAGTACAAGAGCTTCTTTGTTTGCCTTGAAATTTACTGTAAATAAGCTTCTTGATGACCTCACAGTATGCTCTGCAAGAGCTAATGCATGATAAGGATCAGATACACCCTCTGCTTTTACAGAAGTTTCAAAGGGTTGATAATTATCTTCTTGATAATAAGTTGTGTGTACAGAGCTTCCCTTTTCGGGCCATGATACAGTATCTGTCTTGAAGTTCTTATGCTCGTTTAGAAAGTTTACTGTTACAAAGTTATAACGATCTTCCGCTGAAGGGAAACTGATATTAAAGCTATCTCTTAAGATATTATTTTCATTAAATGAGACTTGAACAAGAGCTTCTGCCTCTTCGTCTGTCGTTGGGTGTTCAAGAAGTAGTTTATACTTACCATTAGAACCCCATACAAGCTCAGAGTAAGCCATAGTACCCATGATATTTTCAATATTGTCTCTTACACTTATTTCAGTGTCTAGCGTAAGGTTTGCCTCATAGAGCGGGATATTTCTTGTTGGTAATCCCTCAATCTTTTCAAAAACACCAAGAGGATCGTCGTTAGTACCGCCTGTCTTTTTCCAGATATAGTATTGATTCTCCGCATCATCTTTGAGGAAGATATCTTCAAACCCCCATGCGTTAGGATCTGGGAAATCAGAGTAAGTAGGATAACTAGATAC